GCTTACATTAGTTTTCAAAATTCCCATATTATTACTCCTTTCTAAGGTAACAAGTAGATTTTTAGGGCTACATGGTATGAGATCTTATTATTCCCTGAACCTGATACATTGTAAAAGGTCAGTTTATCACCTGCTTTAACATCTAATTTTTGATCATACAAAGTGCCTCCATATAATCCGCCAGTTGCTGCCGTTTGTGTATTATTAAGTTTATAAGTAACACCTAATGCCCCATTATAGTAAGTGTAGTTATACTCATAAGATTTATAAGAAGTGTTATCAAAAACAATCGTTGCATCTCTATTAAATGTTACAGCCAAACCATTAATTGATACGGCTTCACCTGCATGATTTGAAATAGATGTTGTTCCTTCGCTATACCCTGCATTACCAGCCACTTGAACGTATGGAAGCGTTCGAATGTACTTATTGTTCATTAAAGTTAGCGTGGTTATCTGATTCGCCAAGTCTGCTTTTTCGTTTAGCAACCGTGCATTCTCACTTTTCAACGCTTCATTCTCCAATAGGAGTACCCCCCCCCCATTTTGGAATTTGTTCTTAAATATCCCACATTTTTCCTCCTTACATTAATATCAACCAAAAAGATGTTTCAAACGATGTATAAGAACCGCTCTTATTCTTCAGCCAAAACAGTAACTTTTCATCCGAATGAACTGTAAATTCGTTATACATATTTCCATCTGGAAGACTCCCAAAAGCCTTAGATTCTAAAGCATCCAGTAAAATTTGATTCACTGTTACATCCCTGTTCACTACCGCACCGTAGGGCCGAACAAAGGGGCCTTTTCTAATAGAAGCTAATGCAAGTGCTATTTTATGTGTATAAGTTACTGTAAAAGCCAGGGCATCGCCCCGCAAATACCCTGTATGATCTGCACTTAAAGAGCTTGAAATTTCCTTTTCCAAAAAACTCTTATCTATAGCGGTTTTATTGTTAAATAATTGCATCGTATTTGTGTAGGCTACACTATCCTCAAACACCAATCGAAGTGCAGGCCACTTCAAAACCGAAGCCTTGCCCTGTAAAGCAACATTTTGCTCTTTTAATTCTTCATTTTCCAGTAAAAGGGCACCCCCCCCCGGAATTTGTTTTCAGATATCCCATAATATTCCTCCTTATCGCATACACCGAATCTTCGGTATGGTAATAGCTGCTTCGGGTTTTTTAATGGCCAGCAGGGTGATACTCCCATTGCCAACAATTCCGCTGCCGCTGAGTATTCCGCTGTCGGCATCGTTGGGCGCAAAGAACACTTCCACATCCATTGCAGCGGTAACACCGGTTAAGGCTACGGTAGTTTTGAATTTGCTGTAAGTGTATTCGCTTGTGGCTACCCAGGCGCTTACCGGAACCAACACATTAGTAAACAGCAGATCTTTTCCTGCTTCGATGGCCTGATTCACCCCGCTGATGGCCGTGGTTACTGCCGCTTTCTCTGCATAGGGCGTTAAGTCAATGGCCTCGATGGCCTCCTCCACGGCTTCTTTATCGGCCAGCGCCCGATTGCCCTCTGGCGTACCGATGTGCACCGTGCTCCCGGCAAGGCCGAATTCTCCTTCGGAAAGCTCCGGCAGATCAGCCGCCGCTCCCCGGCGGATCTGCAATTTCGAATGGGTGCCGGTAAAGCTGCCGTAGTCCATATCCGTGCTCCCGTCTTCCACTCCGGCAGACTGGTTCCACTTTGCAATCAGGTTCTGAGTGATAGTGTCCAGCACCGCCTTATTCTCATGGCTGTGGATATCCGTCTCCCGCAGGCTGTCCAGAAAGGCCTTGTTCAGGTGGCTATGGATCTGCTCTCGGCTGTCGATTAAGTCAATCAGCGCTTTATTCTCATGCAGGTGCACATTTGCTTCTGCAATGGTGTCGAGAACCGCCTTATTGGCATGGGCGTGCACGTTGTCCAGCTGAATGGTGTCCAGCAGATCCTTATTAGCATGTTCATGGACATTGGTCTGACTGGTGATGGTGTCCAAAATGGCTTTGTTGCTATGAATGTGTGCCTTGTCCACCAGCCAGTCCATTGCCTGGTTGTACTTGCCAATGAAAAAGGTGACCAGCCGGTCAAAAATCAGCTTGTTCTCGGAAGGCTCCCCATAGAGGACTTCCCCCTGTACCGCCTGCACGCCCTTTTCTTTTATCTCCTGCTCCGTTACTTTGTAATTTGTAAGTGGTTCCATATCACCGCACCCTTTCGTATTCGGTTCCCGCCTCGTCTTTCGATACCGCCTTCCACGTGCCGATTTTCGGTGGATTGCCCCGCACCTTGACCAGCATCCCAACCGGCAGCAGGCTATTTACTGCCTGTACCAGCTGCGGGATTGCCGTATCCGGCTTTTTCCGGTCAATATTTAAAGTCGCCATATTCCTTCCCCCTGTTTCTTCTTGCTGTAATTTCCAACCGTGTAGAGTTTCACAATTTCGTACACCGAAAAGCCCTCATTCTGCCCATTGTTTCTCAGGATGATCTGCAGCCGTTTGTATTTCTTTTTCTTCTTGTTAATGTAAAAATCCTTCGGCGCCATATTGGATGTAAAGGGAAAGCGTGCAAAATTCAGCTTGCTCCAATAGAATCGGTCCGCATACTGCCTTCCTAAAAAGACCTCGTTTTGTCCGTCCGCGCAGATATATAAATCCACGGAAGCCATAAGCCCCGGCTGAATGGTCACCAGACTCCCCTTTTTCTGCAGGGTCTTAAACAGCTGGGTGGCTCCGTCATTGTCAATGGGCGTACTCCACTCTGCGAAAATCGGCTCTCCGTTGTCGTTGTAGGCATCCTCCTCGGCTTCAGTTTTGAAGCGGCACAGGCTGCCGTCCGCCGTTCCAAACCAGAGACAGTTTTCATGTTCGATCATGCAGGAGGCCGGTACATTCTCCCAGTAGTAGCACTCATAGAGATAATTCGTCCACTCCGTCTGCCAGGCGGTTTTCTGCCGGCTGTCTAATAGATAACAATGGGAGTTGATACAGACAATGTAAAACCCATCCCAGGTAGCTGCTACCGCCTGTTCCAGGTCGGTCTCCTCCAAAAGCTTCTTATTGATAAAAAAGCTGCGGTTCTTGATGGCACGCTCTACATCCGTGGTACTGGTGGAAGCAACCCCGCAAACGCCCTCCTTGGACAGAAACAGCGGTTCATCCCCCAGGGTGGAAAAGCACCGGCCGGATACTGCGCCAATGCCGGATACGGACTGCTTGGTGGCATAGGTGGTTTCGCTGTCAAAGGTGGTGGGATAAGCCAGATAAATAGTGGCATCCGTTGCCGCGCCTTCCTTGACCATGCCCAGGTATTCGCCGATTTTGCAAAGGCCCATAACCTTGGTGTCGTTGCTGCCTGCCAACAAATAATTGGTGTCCGGCCAGTAGGTGGGTAAGAGGAAAAGTCCTAATCCGCTCATCCGGATAAAAAGATGCTGTCAATGACTCCATTTCCAAAGACCGACAGGCATTTGCATTTGAAAAAGTTCTTCACATTCTCCGGCTTGGAGTTGATTTCATAGGTGATTTCCACGTTGTCTTCCGTAGCCGGAACCGGCACCTGAGGCGAGGAAAAAGTCACCGACTGGGTCTCATAGTTTATCGTATAGCCGCTGGTCAGGGCGTTCCACACCCCGTTTGTTTTTGCCCGTATGGATACGCTATTCTGCTTCATGGGAAAGGACGTGTAATAGGTGGTTGCCGTGCTGTCCCCGATGTAGGTTTCCTTTACCTTGCGGGTCAGGAGATTCACGCCGTCCAGTATGGTACTGCTGCCCTTTGGTGCATCCCAGATGCGAATATGGGGCACATAGGCGCTGACCGGGCTGACGGAAAAGAGCCCTTCTCCCAGGGATTTGTAGGCCCACAGCTGTTCGGATCCGAAAAAGTAAAATCCCGCATCCCCGTTTGCGGACTGAAAGAAAAAGCCCCGGTAGGGTTCCTCTACCACATCGCTTAAATCCGTCAGAAGGGACAGCGCTCCATCCCGCTTTACGAAAACCGCCACATTGGTAAAAATCACAAGGTGCCGCTTTCCGCCCAGCTCAAAGGAATACAGATTTTTCAGCTCAATATCCTCTTCCGTCTCATAGACTTCTTTAAAATCCAGCTCACTGAATTCCGCTTTCCAGCCCGTGCGCTTCTTGGGATTGCCCCCTTTGTCGGAAATCATATTCACGGCAGAGGGGGAACGCTTGCGGTAGACGATGGCCGGGTCATTGGAAAAGTCCACACCCTTTAGATCGCCGTAGATGGTGGTATGTACTTTTGGTGCTGTGGGAAGGGTCAGCTGTGCCATTTAAAAGCCTCCTATGATTCTTGCCCGTACTTTCTTGGTTTCCGTCTCCGCAAGGACTTCCGATTTGAATAAGTCGTACATATTGTAATATTGCGTTGCCTTTCGTTCATCATCATCCAGCCAGACAAAATAGGCAGTCAGAAGAGGCAGTGCTGGGTCCATGCGTGGGTCAACGTCCAGCGGCGTATCCTCCGTTGTTGCATAGGTGATGCGTGCGGGAAGTTTTTTGTAAAACACGGAGAATTCCCCGCTTTCTCCTGCATCCATCACCAGCACGCTGCCCAGTTCCACTTCAAAGTTATTAAAGGCTTCATAGACTCCTGCTCCGCCTGTCCGCACCGGCGTATCGGTTAAGGATAAAAAGGTGCGCTTTCCATCGGATTTTGTCAGCTCCACCAGATCATACCGCTTCAGCCCGGTCTCAGTCCCGTCCTGTGTAAAGTCGTACCGCGCGGTTACGGGAATGGTGCTGTTAATCATCTGTATGGCACGGTTTGCAGCTGAAATCAGAATGTCCTTGTATTCTTCCAGGGATTCGTTTTCTTCAAAGCCTAAATCCCGGACTTCGGTTTTTAATTCTCCAAACTTCATAAGCCCTCCTGTAAAAGGGGCGCATGCAGCGCCCCGCTCTCTATACTCTGGTTTCCACGACTGCAATGCTGCAGGCGGCGCTTGGGGTCAGAATCACCTTGCCTGCGTTCTCACCCCGCAGGTTTTTGAACCGGCCCGAATCAATGGAAAAGGCCAGATATTTGTCCTTTTCCAGAGCAATCACCGCATCGTTGACCGCCTGCAGGCTGTCTCCTGCCTTGATGGTCAGGTTGCAGGCTGCCGCTGCGGTTGCCAGAATGGTGGTCTGGGTGTCCTTTCCATCCCATTCCACCGCAATGGTGTCGTTTGCTGCTGCCGCAGTGAAGGTGAATCCTTCACTGGGCGTATTGGGCTCTAATGTCTTTACAATGGTTACAGGTACGTTTGCCATATGTTCTTACCTCCTTACGCATATTTGACTGCCAGAGTGATGGTTTCTTTCGGACGTACATACTTACCGCCATATACGACAAATCCCTTGACCGCATCTTCAAAGGTTTTTTCCGGCCGGTAAGCCTCGGACTGTGTCACCTGATTGACAAAGGCAAGGGAGCGCTTGGTCCGCAGCATGATATACTCGTAGGTATCGTCCTTATATACATTGTTGGACATTTTGATGGTGACACTGTGGTAGCGCCCCACCCTGCCATTTTTCAGCATTTCGCTGTTGTCCGTATCCAGTTTTTCATAGGCCTTTCTGAGGATTTCGATAAACAGAGGCGTACCGGTCAGAATCAGCTCCGTATCCAGCGGAACATCGTTTTCATAAAGCCTGGTTACGCACGTATTGATCAGATCCAGCACCGTATCGGCCGTGGTTGCGGTGTTCGGCTTTTCCTGTGCGATATTCTTGTCAATGGCAAATTTCGCAAGATACTGGTCCATTTCGTTGGCCACCACCTTTGAGGATTCCGACATATATACATCCTTGACGGTTCCCTCTGCCTGCCGCTTGTCCAGATCATCCACCGCAAAGTGGTAGTCTGTGACCATATTCAGAGGCATGGTGATAGACGTACCGCTAATTTTCTCCGGATCGTCCAGCTTGTGCAGCTTACCGTCACTGAACGTCCGAATACTCGGCTTTCCCGGTGTCAGGATTTTGACCGAGTCCCCCACATGTTTCACAAGTCCCTCGTATTTGGTGTTGCAGTCTTCTTTAAAGACCAGGTTCCGGTCAAGCTCACTTTCAAACTGCTTGGCCCAGACTAAGGGAATAAAATTTTTAATACTCATACTTGCTCCTTTCTTAGCTCCATTTCTTCATGGACTGTTCAATCTTTGGTAAATTCTTCTCCACCTCTTCGGCAGTCATGGCCTCCACCTCTTCCTTGGTGTAAAAGTCTTTTTGCACGCTGGATTCATTTAGCTTGCCGATTTCTGCCGGCGGGGTAGGCGTGGTTTTCTGCGCGATGTATTTGGATGCGTGGTAGGCCTCGGTTGCGCTCATGCCGGCCGAAATGCACTGAAAATACGCATCCCCCAGATCCGCCAGGTTTTTGACCGATGGGTCTGCCTTCTGGACTTCTAAGAGATCCGCCTCCATTGCCTTCTCAAGCCGCAGGCGCTCTACCTCTTCCTTTAAGGCCTTATGCTCCGATTCCAGCTGTTCACTTTCCAGTTCTTCCTTCACGGCGGCAAGAAGTTCCTCCGGCTCCATGCCAATGGCCTGTGAAACCACATCCAGCGCCGGATCCTCTCCGTCTGAGGCTCTTCCCAGCAGTGCGTTTTGCCGCCGCAGCTGTTCCTCAAATTCAGAGGCCTTTTTCTCCGCCTCCTCTTTGGCGGCTTTCAGCTCTTCCAAAACCGGATCGGGCTGCTCTGGCTGCTCCGGCTCCGGTGGCTGCTGTTCTTCGGGTTGCTCTGCGGCTTCTTCCTGCCCTTCCGGCCACGTGGATTCTTCCGGCTCTTCCGTTACCGTCTGTTCTTCTGTGATTTCCATGATTTCGTCTTCCATTTGCCTCTCCTTTCCTTATTCCTCTTTGGTTTGAATCGTTGATTTGGTTGTTTCGCCAGTCGGCTTAAAGGCCGTTCCCCGCTCACTGCACTGCGGGTTGATACAAGCATAGTAAAAGTCTTTGGTGTCACCGTGTTCCATAACGTGGTCCAGTAATACCTCACTCCTGCATTTCGGGCAAAGCATCTTGCATTCCTCCTTCCAACTGCATTTGCTGGCTCATAGCCTGCTCCGCAAGGGTCTGCTGCTGTATGGCTGCCTTGCGAAGCTCTAGGACTTTCTTTAACTTGGCTTTTGGCACCGGGCCGTTTTCCGGCACCAGCTCCACGTATTCTTCAAAGGTAATCTGCTGTTTATCCAGCAGACTATCGGCTGCCTGCTGCTCGGCTGACTTACTCCAGGGGTTGTCCTGACTCACATCCACCCGGATTTCCGGGGCCATCTGCTCCATGTCCTCCTTGGAGATCGTCAGGGGCACGCTTACGCCGTCTACTTCCCTTGTTACCGTCATGCCTGCCGGGTGGTAGGTAAACCAGATTTCCGGCCACAGCCGGGCAAAATCCTCGGTCAGCTTCTTGACTTTTGCCACCTGCTCATTCATGCTCCGGGTGGACTGGTCGTTAATGGCAATGACAGCTGAAGCTGCAACTCTGGTCGGATCGTCAATGTTTCCCAGAGCCGTGTCTGATGCTCCCACAAGCTCTCTGGTCTGGGTCATTAAATCATTGACAAAGACCCTTGCATCGCTGGACATGGCCATCGGCGACAGGTAGGAAATCATCTGATTAATGGACTGAGCGTTGTTTCCCGTTACCTCAATGGCAGCGCCTACCTTATCCAGATCCTCCGGATTCAGCACCGACTCTCTGGCATAGGCAAGCCGCGGGAAGGCCGACATTTTTACGCTCATGCTGATACGGGCCAGGCTTTTGTTGACTTCAATCTGATTGGGAATCAGCTGCCGCACTTCTCCCTGTCCTCTGGCATTGTTGGGGGTATCCTCCCAGACAAAGCGGACAATGGGGTACAGGCGCATGCCCCGCACCATCTGACCGTTTAATTCGCTGCAAATGGGGCCAAGGGGCTGATACACACAGGTTTTGGTCGATTTTGCCACATAGACCACGCCGTCTTTCTTTTCCAGATAGAGTAGCGACGTGGTTTTTCCCTCGTCTCCTTTATGCTCCACATCCTCCCGGTTGTGGATTAAGTAGTCCGTATCTTCATCGGGCCGTATGGTTTCGATTTCATCCTCTGGAATCCCATTTTGCCGGGCAAGCTCCTTGATTTTGCTGACGGAAAGCCGCTCCCGAATGATGAGAAAGGGCTGCTCCTGAATATCCGTCTTCTGTTCATCCGCAAGCAGCACCGACATATTGGACAAAATCTGCATGTCCCGTACATCGGCAGTGCCAAAGAAGGCGTAGGAATCTCCTGCAATGGCTCCATCCTTGACCATGTTCCACACATTGGTATCCATTTCCGCCTTTTCCCAGCAGGCCGAAAAAATCTGACTTAACGTCTTGTACACCTCCGCCAGATCGTCTTTTCCCATTGTGTCCGAATAGTTGACCACCGTATTGTTCTGGCAGACCGTGGAAACCTTGTGTTTGACAATGGGCTTGATGAAATTCATGGTGGGAAGCTCTTCCCCACCCGACTCTAAGCCGTTCCACTGGTCGCCTAAATAGAAATTCCAGTATTTATTGGTGCTTGTGACCAGACTTTTTCGCAGCAAATAGTCCTTGCAGCGCTCATATTTTCTCCAAATTTCGTTGCCTATCATCCGATTTTCCTCTGATTGCTCCCGTCTCCGCTGTAATTTTCAACATTCTCAAAAAGCTGACGCATTTTATTCAGTTCCGAGTCTTCCTGCCGCTTGTTCCGGGGCAAATTGGGCGTAAGACTCCGCTCTGCTGCTGCCTGCGGGTCTGTTCCAAAGCGCACGCCCCAGCGAAAGGACAGAAAACACAGCGCCACACTGGCTGCCGCTGCTGCCATTGTACTTCCTTTTTCAGATAACATGAATCACATCTCCTTTCCCAGTTCCTACTCGTTTTGGTTTCCTCACAAAATCCCAGTCTCCCTTTGGTTTTGGCGGGATTTTTCCGCCTGTATGGGTGAAAATCAGCCTTGCGAGGGCCTGACTCATCGCGTCCACCATGTCGTCATGCTTCCCGTTTGGAAAGCTGGCGCATTGGTCGATGAAGGCTCCCGTAAAGGCCCGATCCCTGGGCAGATACACATTTCCCGCCTCAATGGCCGGTGATACGGCGCTGACACGGGCTTCTTTTCCTCCGTTTGGCAGTACTGCAATGACACCGGCTATTTCAGCATGCAGCATCTGGATAATCGCCGAGCCATTGGCCTTATCCTCAATGAGAATTGCCCCTGTCTGCGGATACATGGCCTTCATGCCGATGATAGCCCGCATGGTATCCGAAAAGCTCAGGTGTTCGTTGATCACATCCACCAGGTACATATTCGCCCCCTTCTTTCCCCAGGCTTCGATGGCCACATAGTCGTTGTGCTCCTGGTCCTTAAAGGTCGCGTCCACACTTAGAATCATGGTGTCAAAGAGAAGGTTCCGCTCCGCATAGTCCCGGTAGTCGTAATACTGCCACCATTCCCGCTTGAGAAGGTTTCCTTCTGCGGAAGTAGGCCGCCCCTGATACAGGGCATTCCAGCTTCTTACCCCCTGCTCCGTGGTGAAAGTGGTTTTAAAGTCCGAAAGCCAAGCATTCCCTTTCCCAATTTCCGGGCAAAGCGCCTCCCCTGCTTCCCGGCCCAGAAGATCGTTTTCTTCCGCTTCACAGGGAAGATTCAGCAGAGTAGTACGGTCTGCATACTCCGACAGAATCCGGCCTGCCAAATCATCCTCGTGCCAGCGGGTCATGATTAATACAATCTTGGCCCCGGCAGAAGTACGGGATTTTACCGTGTCCTCAAATTCTTCCCAAATTCGGCCCCGGAAGGTCTCCGAATCCGCTTCCAGTCGGTTCTTGATGGGGTCGTCAATGAGAATCAAATCCCCGGAGTGTCCCGTAATACCGGATCCAAGTCCCTTGGAAATCATGCGGCCCTTTTCGTTCGACAGTTCAAATTCCCTTGAGGTGGATTTTTTCTTGTTCAGGCTAACCCCAAACAGGTTTCCGTAACTCCGGATCTTTTCCAGATTTCGCTTGCCAAACCGCTCCGCCAGATCATCGCCGTAGCTGATTAGAATCGTTTTCTTCGTTGGATTTCTCCCCAGATAAAAGGCCGGGAAGGTCTCCGTTACGGTGGTACTCTTGCCATGCTGCGGCGGGGTGTTCAAAATCAATATTTCAAAGGCCTTGTCCGTCTCCCGTTCCACAAACTCCTGCAGCACATCGCACAAAAACACATGAAACCTGCTTGGAATCCAGGCAGGTTTTGTTAGTCCGTGGTTGTGGACGTGGAAGCAGTATGCTTTATAGTCAGTCTGTACCTTTTTCAGATAAACGTCTTGTGGTCTTGGTTTATTTCTCATACTCCGGTGTCAATCTCACCACGATTCCATCTTCAGCCAGAATTTCATCTGCTGTAATAGTGGCAAGAGGCGTTCCAGCCTCTGTTTCTATGACAATCTTTGTCCAATCCTTCAAAGTCTCCATAAATACCTCCTAAAAATATATGCTATGACCACCCTTTGATTTTGAGGGGCCTCTTTTGGGGGATGGGTCTGCGCGTGGTACCCGACATACACACAAATATATATAGTACCCTCCCCCCAATGTGGGGCCTGGCCCTGCGCGTGCCTGCGTCTGCCTGCTCAAGCGTAAAAGGAAACTGGCATCTTTGCACCAGCTACCAGCCTCCCCCGCAATCAACTTCCTAGCTTTTATATGCCTTGCGCTGGCGTGGGTGGGGTGGGCGGCAACTGTGCAGGGGTATAGCACCCCCGCGCCCCCGTAGGCTCGCACTGTCGTGCAAGCTTATTTGTATGAATATGCTGTAAGGTACGGAATATCCCCGGAATATTACAGCCAAACAACGTATATTATACATTTATATGAATGAACATGCTGTATAGCTCTGTATATCTGGCAGTTTGCCATTGGTGTAATCTGCTGCATCGCTGGAACCGTTGGAATTTCAACATTGTTGTTTTAACAACTATTCCCATAATGTATATTATCGGTACAGTTAGGAATTCCCATACAGCATCTTAAGCGCCCGGTCAGACTCTTCCGCCGTAGCAATGACCAGCGTATTATTGACCGTGCTGGCGCTCCGTTCGTCTGTCCAGCCGTATTGCTTCATTGTAAAGATATCGCCGGGCCTTGCTTTCCCGTAAAGCCTTGATTCTGCTTGCTCTTCCAGCTTTAGCAAGGCTTTTTGCAGGATTAAACTGAATGGAATAAGCGGATTTCCCGCACAATCGACGGGTATTTCCGATCCATCCTCAAGCTGAATTCTGTTGCAAGTATCGGTATCTATTTGGTTAGCAATGATATGTTCCTCTAATAGGTAATCCATTTCACCATTCAGATAGCGCTGGAAGGTTTCCTTTACAATATCTAGTGCCAGGATTATGCCGGCCCTTGTATACGGCTCCTTGTTTTCCTGCTGGCGTTGGAAATACTCACCGATCCGCTGAATCATCCTTCCGGTATCCTTAAAGCTGTATGCAGGAGGTGCGCCGGTACGCTTAATCTCTACCAGCTCTTTAAGTGCCGCCCGGTTCTGACTGTCTATGGTAGAGTTCTGCCCTCTTCCATCTTCCGCCGGTCCCGTTGCTGCCTGTATCAGCTCCGCCGCCTGCTTACTATTCAAATGGTGTGCATCGTAATGCGCTTTTTGTGCACATCTGGCCGCCTCTGCTTCCTCTTCCTCTTTTGCCATGCGGTTGAAGTGTCTGGTCTTCCAGCTGCGGACTGCATCCAGGCTTACATTATATTTCGCCGCAATCTCCTTGTAAGGCATGCCGCGCTTGTAGTCCTTATATGCTTTTTCATAGTTCTTTAATGCTTTTGTCAATTGCGGCTCCTTTCTGCTGGTTTTCCCCTACGTAAAAACCGCCCATCTCTGAGCGGTTTCTTACGGATTCTAATGACGTGAAAGAAAAATATATATGGAGGATTTCAGATGCCTGCTTACATGACCCCTGAACTACCGATTTGTAAAAGCTGCTCTTCCTGCTTCTTTTACACTATCATTATACTATAGAAAAGCCCTGCGACTGTCGCAACTTGCTGCAGATAACAAAGTTTTTTCGCAAAGAAAAAGAGCGGTGACAAGCCCGCCCTCCTTGTCTAGTCTTCCAAGCTACTTTGAAGGTTGTCCAAAATTTTATCTAGCTTCTTTTCTCTGTCCTCTTCCTGTCCTTCTTTCACTTCCTGTAATGCATCAATTAAAAATCTCACAAATGCTTTAAATTGGCTATCTGTCATTCCCATATTTTTTCCCTCCATTTTCTATACTCCTTTCGTCCAACCATCAAGAGCTTGCCCCCTTGACGCTTCTTATTATACCCTATTTTTAGGATAATTTCAACCCCTTTTCATTTAAAAATATTTTAACTTTTCTTCATCTGTTGGGACAACCTCAATAACATCTCCTGGCTGCATTCTGCACATTACACATATGCGATTTAATGTTTCCAAAGAAATTGATTTCCCAGCTTTAATATTTGTCATTGTCTGTTTTGATAGCAGATTTTCACGTTGTAGCCTTGTCTGATTGAATCCGTGAGACTTTAACTCTTTAAAAATATCTACCTTATATACAATCATCTTTTGACCTCCTTAATATGATTTTAACATGCTATCTAATGGAAATCAAGAAAATACCCTAAAAAAAGTGTATTTCGCTATTGACATTACCCTATTTTTAGGGTATACTGTAATCAAGTTAAGAGATACGGAACACCACACAGGAGGAAAGAACAATGTTAAACGGAAGATATTAAAAAAGTTGAAAAAAGGCATTGACATACTCGTACCAGTATGATATTATGTAATTGTCCTCAAGGAGGACGGCACAACAGAATAGGGGAGTTAAGCGGTTGACCTTATCCGTTATTGAATCCGGCAAGAGTCGAGACTATAGAAAGGTAAGGTTGCATATGATAAGAATTACAATCTCTTTCAAAGGGGTAAGGATTACCATAAGCGTAAAAAATAACCGCACGGCTGGCACCCGTTAAAGCGGTTATTTAATCGCCAGGGTCAACCGTAACGGCTTCCCTTCTGTTATGTCCTATTATACCACTGATTGGAGGTGGTTGCAATAGCTAAAAGGAAGACAACAACGTCAACCGAAGTAAAACGCAGATATAACGAAAAGACTTACACACGGATAGTTGCAGACATACCAAAAGAAAAAGCAGCTAAATTCAAAGAAAAGTGTGAACTAACAGGAATCTCTCAAAGGCAAGTCGTTATAAATGCAATTGATGATTTTTTAGGGGATGATTAAATTCCCTAAAAAATATACATACTAGTACTAGTATGTATATCCAAATACAGGAGGAAAGCAAAATGTTAAACGGAAGATATTTTAAGGAAGTCGAAACACTGGAAGACCTGAAAAGACAATATAGAACCTTAGCAATGAAAAATCACCCGGACAGGGGCGGCGATGTGGAACTGATGAAAGCCATCAATCATGAATATGATGAATTTTTCAAGATGGTAAAGAACACTCATAAGACAGCCGAGGGCAAGACCTACACCAAGGAAAATAAGGAAACAGCCGGCCAGTTCAAAGACATCATAGAGAAGCTTATTAAGATGGAGGGCGTGGAAATTGAAATTATCGGCTGCTTCATCTGGTTATCCGGCAACACAAAACCGCATAAAGAGGCAATCAAAGAGCTGGGATTCATCTGGCACTCGAAAAAAAGAATGTGGTACAAGAAGCCGGAAGGCTACCGGAAAAAGAGCAGAAAAGATTATTCCATGAATGAAATCCGGGATATGTACGGAAGTTCCGGAACCTTCACCGGAAAAGGCAGCAAAGAAGAACATAAGGAGCTGGGGGAATAAGCCCCCGGCGGTAGAAAGGAGACAGAGACATGATGAAAGAAGAATTGAAACGGTGTGATTGCGGGATATGCGGGAAAGAGAATTGCCCCCATCGGGATACCTTCCGGAGGCTCCCAAAAGAAATAGGAGGCTTAGCCCTCTGCCCCAAATTAAAAGTCGTTGCGGCGACTATAAAGAGCCATTAAGCCGCAAGCGTCCGGCCAGAGCGCCGGGGTTGGAACATAGCAAACAGGAGGTAGCACCATGAAACACATTATCATGCAGCATAAGGTATACGGGTTATATCAGGAGGAATTATTGCTTTCTACCGTAAAGATCGGGGACATCTACGAAACCATCTTAATGGATGAAGACTTTGACGAATTGCAGATGATCCGGACAACCAGCCGGGAAAAAGCAATTGCCAATCATCTGCACATCGGCGATCAGTGCTTTGAAAAAGCAAAAGCCGCACGGCATAAGCTGGCAGACGGCTGGAAGCCGTGGCACAACATTGAAACATACAACTCTAGCAAGTGGGAGCCTTTCGCCTAGGCTCCCGGAAAGGGATAGGTAACAGAAATGAAATTCAATAAACAGGCATTTTTAAAAACAGAGTTCGGTACAGAACTTGTAAACTGTATCAAGTGCTGGGACAAATGGATTACTGAGGGAGATCGAGAGGCAGCTGTCTGGTGTCAGGCACAATGGGAAGTTTACCAGCTGGCACTAAAGCAATTCTATCAAATAGAATATTACTTCACTCGCACCAATACTTTTTTTGGCATCTGTACAGCAGATCAATCGAATTATCTTTTCAAAGTTGAAAGAGAGGCGTAACAAATGAACACAAGGGAAGAACACCGGGCAACACTGTACACCTACCGCCCGGACAAGGTAGCCACGATGGATCGGCTTATGTACTATGACAGTCTGGCAAGGGACACCATACAGGACGCTGAAAACCTGCTTGCAATGGCTCGGGAATACCGCCTGAGCCTTGCCAGACGGGCAAAGGAGCTTGAGGAAATGCCCTTTATCATCCGGGTAACGCTCAAGCGGGAAAAGAATACATGGACGGGGAAAATCCGATATTTCCTTTGGACGGAAAAAGTCTTTGAAGACGATACGGCTCAGAAACTTGATGAATCCATCTATGAGGGAAGAGACCGGCACAAGGCAATTGCAGAGTTCCGGCGCATTCAAAAGGAGTTTCCGGGTTATGAGTTCGTTGAAGATATCGCAAGGGGAAAATGGGAACGGTAAAGAAAGGAGACAAGGAAATGGAGGCAAGAGTATTAAGAGTATTGGATGATCGGCTGGGGGAATTCGACTACCAGGCACGAATTGTATGGAGTATCTTAGAAGCGGTAAACGATGCGCTTCAGGCCCCGGACGCAGTGCCGGAAACCTATTACGGGGCAATCCGGGGAGCCGCCGATTTTGCCTATAGGCTGAATCGCGACATCGGACAGTTACTTACAGCGATACGGGGCTAATAGGGGCCGGCAGAAAAAGCAGCTATCTGGATTTTCCAAGTAGCTGCTTTTCTGCTATACCCCTATGTATTTGCGGATTTTCCACCTTGCCCGCCCGGCCATTCGGTAAATTGTTGCCCTATCGCAATGAATCACTTCACTTGCCAGCCATTGCGCCGTCCTGCGCCGATTATTCGGCACGTGGTATAAATGCCTGATAACGGTCATTTCCTCGCCAGACAGGCAGTTATAGGCGTTCTCGTGGAGATCTAAAAGCTCCTGATATTCTGCAATCTCTTCCCGCAGCTTTTCGGCGGACTGCGCGGAGACCGGCACGCTGTCCCCTCTTCCCGGGGTTCCCGGCGGGCTGCTGTAATTCTGGTGCCTTACTTCCGCGATTTCCGCAAGAGCCTCCCGCTTGTCCCGCAGGATATTTTTAATCTCTGGGTAGTCGCTTATAAATTTCTTGGTGTTGAATCTCCACTCCCAATACTTATCTAATTTCCCCACTGATAACCTCCTTGATCTCTATATCCTGATTAAAAGAACCGCTCCCAGTATCGCCAGTACGCTGACAGATACCAAGGCTTTATATAGGGTTAATCTGTGCATTGGCTTTCCTCTACTTTCTCATACGTCTGTTCAAAGATTTCCGGCTTGCAAGGGTAAATCTCCCCTGCTACGCCTTTAATGATGTAATCCCCAACGTTGGCGAGGCGTAGTCCCTCTAAGGTTGGAATTACATAATTTTCGTTTTCATCTATATAAATTTGCTTTCCATTGCAAAAATGCCATATTTTAATCTTGCTTTTGTCTGTCCCTGTATATTGAACAGCTTCAATCACTACTGGCTTTTTTCTGTATTTCATCTAATAATTTCCTCCATTCAAATTACTCCCTGCATTTCCTGTTGTTGCTCCCCAGGTGCTAGCAGCTCCGGATTGTCCCAGCGGTTGCCAATAATCCGATAATATTTCATCGTGCCTGCGTTCATGCAGGGCGTCCAGGTTGATTCCTCTGTGGCTCTTGCAAGGTATCCCGCGATTCCTTCGCCGTATTCAATCACATACGCCGGTCCCTGGTTGCCCTTGATGATATCACCCTCAAAGATTCGGTTTCCGTCTGCATCATACAGACTAATGAACTGTCCGACTGTCTCAGGGTCAATCTCTATACAACACAAAGATCTCGGCATGTTCCAATCTGCAAAACTGCTGTACACAATCATGTGCTGTATTTCGTCCGGTTTCAACTCATCGCCAATGGCTCCCGGCTGCCGTGTTTCATGTCTTGCATAGTAGCCACAAAACCAATTACCGTTGTCAATCCGCTTTGCGCGGAAAAGTATTTCTTTATTCATCACTCCTCCTTCTCGTGGTATGGTTCTGGTAGTGGCATCCAGGCAAGCACTTCTCCGTCATTGCTAAAGCAGTCCCACGCTTCAATTTCTAAATCATAGTAATCCATAGCGGTAAATTCCTCTTGTACACCCATCACTGTTACAAGTACAACATCCTCATTATTCGGAAGGCGCTCCAATGCAGGAATCCAATTATTTGATTTCCTCAAGGATTGCAATTTCTCTAACCATTCTGCAAGTTGCAAGTGCTCTTGCGCGCACTTACCGTTCAGTGTTTTACTTTTTTCCTTCGCATGTCTAATCGCTTCCTGTAAAGTCATTTACAGCTCCACCTCCAAATCACTAATATCCAAACATTCCTCATACAGGTCTGCAATGGCCCTGCGGTTCTTCCAGGTGTGTCCCAGTTTTTGCTCTGCCAGGACATATTTATGCATCAGCTGTGGATACCGGATGATATTTTCTGCAATCTGGTCATCCTTTGCAAAGATGCACATCATGCAGCTGCACCGCTGTATGTAGCTATAGCAGGGGTGCGCATCCAGCCCCAGCTTCCTGCCCCATTCAAACATTTCGCCTTTTTCATAATCCAACACCGGCCGGTGCCAATGACATTCAAACTTCCCTTTTCGCTCCGTTTTCAGCGTAGTGCTGTGGTATTCAAATTCCGGCAGCTTTGCCCGGCCTCTGGATTCGTCCCGACGCTCTCCGGATACGAACAGACATCGCTCGCCCAGCAGATTTCTATTTGCGCGAATCCATTTGTCTGTCACACCAGTTTTCAGATAGGCGGTGCACCAGCGATTTTTACTGTCCGGGAATTTCTTGCGCTCTTCCAGCAGCAATCCCAGAAAACCTTTTGGGTGCTTTAGCAGAACCGGCGTAATGCCCAGGAAGGCCGCTGTCTGGTAAAACAGTTCTTCGTTGATGGGATACTCAGCGCCCGTATCGCAGTACAGCAGGAAGATCTTCTCCGGAGGGAAATTCTGCATGGCCCAGTATAAAGTGCCGGTACTGTCAATTCCCGTGCTGTAGGACACGATGATGGAGGTATAGCCACACCGGTTTTCTATGGGTACATCCAGCTTTGTCCTTGCCATGTTACAGCTCCTCCAGTTCTACCTTCTTCACGCCGACGATATCGCAAGTGCTCTCCAGCTTGTGTTCGATATCTTCCGCCGCCCAGGTTAAAAACTTCTCGATGCTCGTGTCCTCTATCAGACCGCAATCCTCATCAAGTTCTCCCTCAATATCCGCGATAATCCGGATTTTGTACCTTATCGTTTTGTGTTCTTTCTCTTTCATTTTTTCTCCTCCATTCAAAAAATCCCCATCTGAATCGTCGCCAGCATTTCCTCTTTTGATTTTCTGTAAAAGTCCTTTTTAATCTCAAATCCATAGGCGTCCCGGCCCAGCTCTGCAGCTGCTTTCAAAGTGGAGCCGCTTCCTGCCACAGGGTCAATCACCACATCCCCCGGATCAGTAAAGAGCTCAATCAGCCGTTTCAACACCCGGACTGGTTTCTGTGTCGGATGGATTTTCGGATAGGCCTTCCCATCCCGCACCCATTCAAAGTGATTCAACACCATTTTTCCGTTGTTTCGGAATTTTGGCAGCTTGTCCCGATACAGCACAAGGGCATATTCTGTGGCTCCTAAAATCTTCATATTGGCTTTTAAGACCTGCGGAGAGGTCTTCTTGCAGAAAATCAGCGGATAACTATGTTTGAATCCATATTTCCTGCCATACTCGGCGACCATGGGAAGCTGTTCAAAGGCACAAAATACAATCATCGCTCCTGCCTGGCCTGGTTCCTTTGGTTCTTTCTTAATCATGCGATTGCAAAAGTGCATGAACTCTGCAATCCGAAAGTCATTGTCCGTATCAAAGAAAGCAGTATTCGCCTTGTCACTTTCGCCGTTCTTGTTATCTCCGCCCTCATACCACATAGGGTTACTGGCATATGCGTTATTGCCCAAATTGTAGGGAATATCTGCAATAACCAGTTGTGCCTTTGGTATGCCATAGGATTTATAGTTCTGGAAGTGGTCGTTATATATTTCCAGTTTCATATTTCCTCCATCACCCCGCAGGCCGAAAAGCCCGCGGGGATTTCATTTTTTTAAGAAATTACAATAAACTGTTCCTGCTTGCCTGCTTTGGCTATTTCATCTTCTAAATAGTTATGGATAGCTGCCCTGGCTGCATTACGCCATGCTCCGCCGTCTGCCTCGAAAATCGCACATTCTACGCCCTTGGCTCCGTCACGCATACGGAAAATGAACTGACTTTCCGGCTGCTCCAAGTTTAAGAATGTCCGATACGGCTGTAAGGTTACTGCTCCTGGTACAACGGCATCACCCTTTGATGCAATTCCGGTCTTAACTGTTGCTTTCTGACTTACACCATCATCACTGTATTGAGCAACGGTCCCAGCCTCTACGGTTCCGGCAAATTTCAGCAGCAGCTTTCTGTCCTCTGTGTCCATGAATTTAGACTGCAAGGCAATGCAGAATTCCTCATGTGGAAGGAAATGGCCAAACGCAAAATCAGGCAGCTCAGCCGTAACTGTTGCAATCCCTTCCCGCACCCTATCCTCGTCAAGCTTGGAATAGAGCATTACCCTAGTTGGGCCCGTGACATGCAAAATCATTTTTTCGTCCATTACATCGGTGTCGGAAACAATGTAATCCATCAGGCTTGTAAGTGTTCTAAAGCTAATGCACTCTGCTTTTGGGTTATGTACCACTCTGTGCAACTCTTTATCGGTATAGGTTTCCCCGCCAATTTCTGTGATTTCCGGCTTGTGCAACCCTACGATGTACTCTAATGCTTTCTTAATCATTTATTTTACCTCCCTAAAATCTACGACATTGTTTTCGCTTGCATCGTCCATGCTGATTTGCCCCCGAATACCTCCGCCGTATTCCTCTGCGTAAATCTCGCCTGTTGTCAGATCTCTACCTGTGGCGATATGCGTCACCGTAGGCGTTTGCTTTGCAGGCTTTTCAAAACTCTTCACCTCACAAGTCACATCATCCCGCGCTTCGTTCTGTGTAAAGACAAGCTCAACCGTAATCTTTCGCTTGTCTTTGTATGGCGTGTTCTTGTCTGCCAAATTCTCCAGAATGACACCGTATGAATGTTGCAGTTTTTCCTTCAATGCACCTCCTGCAAATTCGTTTAAATCTAAATCAATCATTTTTCTACCTCCTTATAATTCAATCCCTTCCATAACAGCTCTTGCTTCAAGCACTGCGATGTAATCTGTCATTGCCTTAACCTGCATATTGTAAGTACTTCTCGGACAGGTCGGGGTGAATTTCAATTCTCCTTCATCCCACTGATTAAGCATTGCAGACAGCTTTCTGTAGCGAATAACATTCTGGTAATACTCCGCCTTAAACCGTTCTTTGTAATCTGTACTGTTCATCATCTTAATTGTTTCTTTTAACTCCATTTTCTACCTCCTGTTTCTCTGTTAAAATTTCAACAACTTCATCAACTTTGTCTGCAAGATATTTGTACAGCTTCATAAAATCATCAAGCTGCAAAGTAACCTTCCAACTCTGCCGGTCTTTTCTGTGCATCACAACCGGCATTTCGCCCTCTCTGGCATCCCGCTGGGCCTGCTCCATCGCTGCGTCAAGGTTCAGCTTTTCGACCCGCTTACACTCAATATGTACGCCCGGCAGGCCTACGACATCAGCATCGCCGTTTGCTCCGCTATACTGCACCCCGCGGCGGGCTTCATAGCCGTATTCCTTTAAGATATGCGCAAGCTCAAGCTCTCCCCGCTTGCCTTTATTTCTGCTGTTCATGTATGGTCCTTTCCACGTCATCCAGCTGTTTTTTTAAAGTCAATAGCATTGACTGTGTTCTCCCAAACTGCTCAACTATGTACGTTTTAAAATTTTCATCGGTATTGCAAGGTTGATCATATTTAACTTGACGCTTAAGAAGATCGTCATATTTTGCACCGATCATTTCAGCAATCAATTCCAGCTTGTTACTCCAAATCCAAGATTGTGTACGCCTCATATTCCCTAAATAAGATGGGTCATTACCCATTCTCATACTTAGATTTCTTAGGCTCATATTTTTCTGCTTTGCTAATTGCTCAATTATTTTCCAATCGACATTTTCTTCTTTGAATCTCTCCATTGTTTTTACTCCTATCTGTCCACTGCTCCGACCATTTTCAGCGTTTCCGCCTTCTGCAGGTCTGCATAATGCAGGCCGCTTTTTCTTGCTTTTGCTTCAATCTCTGCCGCCCGGCTGGGCCTGCCTGTCCATTTTTCCCGGCCTTGTCCGGGCAGCTGTCCGCCCTTGTTGTACGTCTTAGGCTTCGGGTGCATCGGGATACCAGTTTTTTCAGATATCCCTTTCAACCCTCCATTTTCTTTGAGCTGTTTATCCCAAATTCCGGCAAGCTCTACAATCTGGTTTCGGGTCGGCAGATGATTAATGCCAAGTACGTCCATCACCCTGCGGATTTCTGCTATGACTTTTTCCTCCGTCCAATATCCTTTTTCCTTTGCCATGTCACGCCTCCTAGAGTGGGATATCATCATCTTCAACACCTTGGAAACCCTCTGGCACATTCTCCATTGCTTCCCGCTCCTTCTGCCGCTGGTATTCAGGAGCATCCTTGCCCCAGTCGAGATATTCCACGTTATTTGCAACAACCTCCGTGGTGTAGACCTTCTTGCCTTCCTTGTTTGTATAGCTTCCGGTCTGGATTCTGCCCTGTACACCAATCAGTCGGCCTTTTCCCATGTACCGCTCTAAGTTTTCCGCCATTTTCCCAAACACTACGATGTTCGGGAAATCCGTCTGCTTTTCTCCGCCGCTCTTTACCGGACGGTCGATAGCTATGCTGAATCTTGCAACTGCTGTGGGATTATCGCCTGTCGTGTATCTAAGCTCAATTTCTCTGGTTATTCTTCCGATTAGGCTACAGTTATTCATCGCTCAGCCCTCCCGTAACAATCTTTCTGTGATGCTTTACGTCTTTCAGCTTTTCCGGCCATGTATTTGTGACGATAATCGGCATATGCCCTTTCTCTGTATCTGCAATCGCTATGCTGCCGATTTCTACTTTCACTTTGTCCGGGTTAATCCAGGTATATGTATTGCCGTTGATTTTGTGCTTTCCGCTTACAACTTCCACGGTCTGATTGTCTTTCAATCGGTCATACAGACGGTCGGCCTTCTCTATGATAATTGTATCAATGTCCTTTTCCCCGAACATTAGTTTCGCCTGTTGCATCATGATGCAGACATCGGCGATTTCCTCTTGCACTTGGGCCAATGTATCCTCACTCGGTTTCCGGTGCCATTTGCTCAGCGCCACCCCCAGCTCGTCCATTTCCTCCTGAATCATGCGGCACTGTTCATCTTCCCCGTAGGTGTCAATTGCCATCTGATAAACCTCTGTCATGGTTGGTTTTTTCGGTTCTGGTTCTGCCAGACCTTCGATCAGGCATTCATCCCATACCCATTTGGTTGCATCTTCTCTCATAACATAGCCCGCGCTTGATACTGAGCGAATGGTCATTAATCCTCCTTCATAAATTGCCATTGCTTGGTTTGCTTCAGGGTATTGGATTATATGTGTCTTAATTCTCACTCTGTCCCCTACTTTGTATTTCATGCTAATTTCTCCCTCCTGTAATCCCTGCCATCCATCTTCACGCCGTCGCACATTTCAATCAGTCGTGAGAGGGTAGCTTTTCCGATGTTCCGTTCCAATGTCCCCATGTCCTCATTTGTTGTGATAATCACCGGCAGAAAGTTTTCGTACCTCCGGTTAATCACCTGATACAGAATCGAATTGCTCCATTCTGTCTGTTTCTCTTTCCCCAAGTCGTCTATCACCAGCAGCGGCACCTCCGAAAGCTGTGTGATTACATCTTCATCCGTATCAAACGCCCGTTTCACGCTGTCCAGCAGGTCAATAAATCCGCCGAATTTAACCGGTATGCCAAGTTCTGTGATGATATAATTCGCAATCGCTGCCGCAAGGTGCGTCTTGCCGGTTCCTGGTGTGCCGGTAAAGAGTAATCCCTTTCCGGACTCCGCAAATTCTTCAAAGGTTCCGGCGTATGTACAAGCTTTCCTGTACGCCTCTGGGGATTGTGTTTTATCAAAGTTCTCAAAGGTTCGTTCCCGAAATCTCCTTCCCAAATTGCTTTCCGTCCGCAGCTTCTCCGCATTGTCCCGGTACTTCTGGATTTTTCCCTGTACATGCTCAATGTTGTCCAGAATGTCCCGTTCCTGCTTGAGCTTGTCCGTCCATTCCGCAAGGGCTTTCTGATTTGCTTCACATTCGCACTGCTTGTAATTTGAGTAGCCGCCAAATGATTGCTTTTCTCTTGCTTTGCCGCAGAATGGGCAATAGTCCTGCTCGTAGCTGACAAGGCTTTTATTTAAAAAACTTCTCGTATTCATCGCCTGCTCCCGCAGCGCTTCCAGCTCGTCCTTCAGCCTTGCTATCTGCTTGCTTGCCCTCATGGTTCCCATCCTTTCTCGCCCACGTCAGTATTGTGGCGTAATGGCTCTTATAGTGCTTGTTTTTGCTTTTCATGTAAGCGGATAGGCTCTCTATGCGCTCCTGCCAGTCATATGGGAATCGCTCTTTCAGCTTTTCCAGTTCTTCCTCCGACAGGGACACGTTTTGAAACTCGCCCAGTGCGCTATATATATTATTATTTAATTCTTCTTGTTCTTCTTTATTCTTCTCTATTCTTTTTGTTTGTGTTCCGCTCCCTGTCCCCTGCCTGTCCTCTTGCTGTTCCGCTCCCTGTCCGTTTGCTGGTTCAAGTGCTGTTCCGCCTGCTGGTTCATCACCTTGATAAACGCTGTAATTTTCAATGGTTATGAGTGTTCCAAGACCTGTGCTGGTTGCTGTACTCATTTTCATACTTTCCAGTAGTTTTAAGTAGCGCCTTACCTTGTTCCTGCTCCACTGCCACCGCTCCGCCAATTTGACCTCTGATGTAAACAGTTGCCCTCTTTTTACGGAAACGATGGTATTTCCATAAAGCAATTCCGCATCCGCATGGTTGGCCCTTGCTACCAGATCCCAAAAGGCCTGGCCCTTTGTGAATGGTTCTGCCAGCCACAGGGGGTGACTCAGCATACTTCTGTAAAATTTTAAGTAACCTTTTCTCCCCATGCTGCTTTCATCCTCTCTAAATCTTCCGGCGGAAGGGTCTCAATCCCCAGCTCTTTTGCATCCTCCACCGTGCCGTCAATCAGCTTGGACATTTCCTTGGTGTCATACTCGCTTGAGCCTTTCAGCTTGATATACCAGCGATACACAACACCTTTCCGGTTCTCGGTTTTATCGGTCGGATACAGATGATTATGTTTGTAGGTCAAATAATTCTCACTGTCCCGCTCCATGCAGAACTCCGGCTTTCCGTCTTCATCAAGCTTAATCACTCCGTACTTGTTCAGCTGTATGTTGTGCATTTCCTCTTTTGAGGTATCCAGCACTGCCGCAAGCTTTCCAATCAGCACCCAATAATAGGCGTTTGCATCCAGGCTTCTCTTTTCCCGGTACTGCTTCATGTCTACCCGGTATTTTCGGTCCTTTTTCACGCCGTCCAGGAACGTCTCAGCCGTTTTTACGTCCGTTTGGATATATAGCCTTACGGTATCAATTCCGACTATCTCACCGCCGATTTTAGCGCCCTCAACAATCATAGGTAATTCCTGTCAAAGATGCGCATGAAGTCTTCCCGGTTCCCGTGGACTTCCTCAAACGCTTCTTGCCCTTTCCGGTGTAGTGCGTCCTGTAAGGCCTCGGCGTGCTCTCCTTCATGCACCTGCTTATGGCAGCGCGTTGGTGTGAAGTCATTGCAGAGCCACACCGTCAAGCCGTACTTTTCAGACAGCGGCCTGTGCTTCCGCCCCATAAAAACGTGGTGTTTATCAAGCCCCTGAGTTCTGCCGCAGAGATAGCATTTCTTTTCTGTCTGCATGATGGACTTCATGTCGGTATCCTCCCTTTCCTCAGTGCCCGGCAGAGTTCTTTCAGCCGGGGTAAATATTCGTTCTGTATCCAGTCTTTGTCGTATTCCACCGGGTGGAAATGAATGCGCTTATCATCGACCGGAAGGAAGTAGTTGTCGTATTCCTCCCGAATCAGGCCATATTCTACGATGTAAAGCTTGTCCGTTTTCATAGCGTACATTTCCACCTGGGCCTGCCGCCAATATGGTTTTGCGACGGTAAACTCATTATCAAAGTCATGGGTTTTCACTTCATAGATGGTGCCGTCCAAATCCCCATCGTAATTGACCCGAAGCCGGTACTTCTCAATGGTAATCTGATGGTCCTTTCGGATTTTGGGATTGACGGTATCCAGAATCTTGTGCTCCCATGCGGTACCGGCTCTCATGGCTTTATTAACAAAGGTGCTTTCATGCAATCCCAGCTTCTCATTCCACCAGTTCAGCCACGTCTTTGATTTACGATTTTTCGCCACAACATTCGAGCTGTCACTAGCGCCAAACCAACCGCTCCGGTCATGATTCGTGATCATTTCTGCACCTTAATCTGATTCAGCATACCCTCAAAGTTGTATAGTTTTGTGTAGTACCGCATAAATTGCCGCACATCGTCCTCTTCCTGCAGGCCGGTCTGTTCTGCAATCTGCTGCAAACTCAGCTCATTCCCAAGCAGCTTGGTGACCTTCTGTTCCACCCGCTCTTTGATTTTCAGGATATTGTGGAAGTACAAATCATCATCGTTTCCATGCTGAACGGTTTCATCTTCGCTGACCCAAAGGCCAAAGCCCAGCCCAGTACGGATTGCAACGCCTTTCACAAAGGCTCTTGCCTGAGCATTGGAAAGTCTCAACTGATTCACGTTGTCTTCCCGGACTACATACATTCCATTCAGCAGCGGATAATTCTGGATGAATTCCAAATCATCAATCACAATCTTCACCCGCACTTCAAAACAGCGGTTCCGGTTGCCTTTGCTGTCGGTAAATGGCTCCGTTGTCATGAAAAGAGAAGAGCCATTTGCATTGAGAAGCGGCTCATAATAGACCGTCTCAGCTCCGTTCTCATGAAGCAGGTCTTTACACTTTGCCCAGTTCAGATAAGGAACCATCTTCTTTTTCCCTCTTTCGTCTTTGGTTTCCCGTTTATCGCAGTACGGCAGTACATCAATCTGCCGCAGTTCTTTATATGGTTTTAGCATTGCGTCTCTCCTTGAATTCTTCTGTATGTTCCAGCCAGTAACAAATGGCCTGCTCGGCTTCGTCTTCTGTAAGCCCGGTATGAATCAGCAGCTTTACCGAATTCTGCATGGCTAAGTCCAGCATATCCAGACATACCTTGCAATACACCTGACCGGGTTCTGCCACAGCTCCGCAGTCACAGAGAGTTGGCAGCTCATGATTCGTATATCTTGCAGCAGCCGATTCTTCGGCTACTGCATTTGCGTCATAATAGTTCAAACATACTCACCTGCCTTTTATCGGTTTCTTCATCCATATTCCTTGCCCGGCGGAAGATAGTTGTTGCTTTGGCCACATAGTCCCGCCGGAACCGTTCATATTCTTCCTGCGTTTTGGCAATCCAGTAACCTTTGTCCGTGTTCTGTCCGCACACCCTCACACCCTGTTCCCGCAGATCTTCGATCATTTTTCTTGCAGAGCGGTCTGAGATGCGGAAGGTGTGCATAATGGTTTCTCTGGTTACGGGCTTGTCCTGACTGGCTTCTGCCAGCATTTGCTTTAAGATTTCGTCTCGCATTTGACAAATCCCCTTTTTTC